TGGCGCTTATCCAGCAGTTTGAGAGCCAGAAAGTACTCACTGAGCAACAAAGCCTTGCACTACGCAATGCGGCCAACACTCAATACGAGCAACAGCGTACTGCTGCAATGTGGACGCTCTTTAGCCAACAAAACGCCGGTAATGCCGCGCTAGCTGCAACGTTTGATTCCCTTCAGGGCAATGCCTCAAACGCTCTGACAGGCATTGCAACCGGCAGCATGACCGCTCAAGAGGCTATGTCCTCTCTCACCAGCAATGCGCTTAACAGTCTGATTAATTCCTTCGTTCAGATGGGGGCAGAATGGGTTAAGTCTTCAGTAATGGGCGCGGCAGCTCAAACTACTGCTATCACAACCACAACAGCAGCATCCGTTGCTGGCACCGCAACCACCACCGCAGCAAGCACCGCAGCAGCCGGAACCACTATGGCCGCATGGTTGCCAGCAGCACTTGTTGCTTCAATCGGGTCATTTGGTGCCGCAGCAGTCGTTGGTGGCGGCGCGTTACTGGCTGCGTTCGGCTTGATCGCAGGGCTGTCAGGCAAGCGTAAGAACGGCGGCCCGGTATCGGCGGGCTCCATGTATCAGGTAGGTGAGGGCGGCATGCCCGAAATCTATCAGGCCAGCAGTGGTAAGCAATACATGATCCCCGGCGATAACGGTTCAGTGATAAGCAACAAGGACATGACGTCATCAGCTGGTAGCTCAGGTGGGGTGGTTATCAATATACAGAACTACACCAGCGCCACGGTTGATGCACAGGCCAATAACACAGGTGGTGGTCTGACAATAGACGTCATTGTGGCAGACCTGAACCAGGGCGGGCCGATCCGGCAGGCAATAACCCGCAACACAACAGCATCCGCGAGGGCTACAGAATAATGGCTATTGATTATCCTGACTGGCTCCCGCTGGCTCAGAAGTCTAATAAAAACGTCACCAGCGACACAGGATTCCGCACTGACCAACCACAGGTTGGTGCGCCAATCTTCCAGAAGCTTACTGACGACCTTAAATCCTCATTCAGCCTGACGTGGATATTCACACGTGATCAGCACCGTGCCTTTTACCAGTGGTTGCGCAGTCCTAACTATCTGGATAACGGCAATCAATGGTTCAGCATGAGGCTATCGACCGGGACTGGCGACTCAGGGCTGGAAGTTCAGGAGCTTCATTTCACCGCCTATCCAACATGGAACCAGAGCGGATCTGTGTTCACCTGGACGGGCAGCGTAATAGCCAGAGAACTGAATAACTCAGATGACGAATTCGACGACATCCTGGTTGAGCTTCCGCCGCCATGGGGTACCTGGCTGGACATTGTCGTCACTGGTTATCCCGACGAACGGGATAAGGAATCATTACCAAGGGTGCCTTAATGCCGACTTTCAGAGAGTTCAAAAGCCAGCGGCCCAACCGGGTGCTTTTCGACACGCTTACGTTCTATAACCAGACATTCGGCTATATCAGGCTGGTAGACAAGCAGGTGTTCCCCAAAACCTTTGCTGGCCAAATCTATACACCGTGCCGCATGGAAATCAACGAAAGCCAGCAGAGCTCAACGCCTGTTATTGATTGCAGCGTCAAATTCAGCCGTCTCGCACAGGACTTTAAGCAGCAACTTAAGCTCTGGCGGGGGTATGCGCGCATCACTCCAATTTCGGCCACATACCAGCGTTTTGATTCGGCGGATATGAACACCCCACTCAAGCCATGGACGCTCTACGTCAACGACGTAAGCATGGATCAGAACGATGTGACCGTTACGTTGACGCTTAAAAATCCGCTTAATAACAACGTTGGGCGGCTGTACACGCCAGAGGAATTTCCGGGGCTACAGAATGCTTAAGTCTGAGTTCATTGAGAAGGTGACTGGTGTGCCATGGCGTGACAGGTCATGCACCTTTGAGGCTATGGACTGCTGGGCGCTGGTAGTTCTCTACTATCGCCATGTGATGGGCGTAGAGATTCATCATCAGCCTGACTACGAATCTGGCGCCGACTTCCTGACGTGCTTTACAGACGAGGTCGTTTACTGGCGGCAAACGGATATCTTCAGTGACAACGGAATTTTTATTGCCTGGTACGGCAGCCAGCCTGTTCACGTCGGACTGACTCTTAACGGGCGCGCATTGCACAGTCGCGGAGAGAGTGGGCATGTGCGCTCAGACAGCATCCGAACAATACAAAAACTATTCACGCGCGTGGAGTTCTATCAGTATGCCAATCGTCCAGATTCAGCGTGTTCCGGGGCTGCCGAAAGAGAGAATTAAAGCCCCTGCGGGTGTGCCGTTAAATGAGTGGCTGGCAGGCCAGAATCTTCATAACGAACTACGGGTCAGAGTTAACGGTCAGGAACTGCGGGACGATGACGATATCGCTTTCAGACTGCAAGAAGAAGACCGGGTTATCATCTTCGACCAGCCTAAATCAGGCGACCTTGCTAAAACCCTGCTTAACCCGCTCGAGCACTTCAACCCGATAAAGTTTACTCAGAAAATCATGAGTGGGCTCATCAAGCAGCCCGGTACAGGCAATATCGGGCAAAGCAAAACGTCATCGAATAACAGCCTGAAGGGACAGTCTAACCTTGCCCGAAATGGTGAGGCAAAGCCTGACAATTACGGACTGATTAGGGCATTTCCTGACCTTATTCAGGAGTCTCTCTTTGAATATACGGAGAATCTGAAATACCTGACCGAATTCATGAACTTTGGCATTGGGACTTACACTGTCAGCTCAGTCAGATATTCGGAAAGTAACCTTGGGTCGATGGCGGGGGCGTCTTTCACCGTCTATAACCCAGGTGATGTGATTGGCACGATAAATGAAGGTTATCAGTTCGATGACGTTGACGGGCAGGAGGTTCCCGGCAAGAACGAGTCAGAGGATTTCCCGATTGAGAGCGCTACTGCCAGCACTGTGATAAGCGGAAGCTATTCCGGCGGCCAGATATTGATGAAGATCGTCAAGCAAGCGAGCTTTGACTACTTCATGGGACTGACATTGCCCCATGCCGTATCCTTTGTGGTGAATGCTACATACCCTACGGCTAGCGGGAATGTGACTCAGGACTTCACATTATCAGGGAGTCTGATATCGGCCACGCAGACATCTAACGGGTCCGTTACAGCGCCGATTTATTACTACAATTTCGTCATCGACAGCATTGAAGGATCAAACGCTTCATACATATCTACCGCAACAATCAACACGACTAAGCTCATTCTAAATGACAATCAGGCTCTGGCGATTGGCCCCTTCTTTTCACCGGTACAATCCTCGCAGCTTTGGCTGCACACGCAGTCAGGATTGGGTGGTAAAAGCGAGACCAACTGGCAGGTTACGATCTGGAAAGTCGATGATGATAATGTCCAGGTGCCGGGAACAACTCAGACGTTCCTTTATCGACAGACTACGCCTCACCAGTCCACTTCTGACACATTCTATCGAACAGATAAGCTAACACCTGTCGCAGGGTATGGACGCTATGCGGTGACGTTACAGCGCACAGATAACAGCAGTGACAGCAGTAAGCTCAAGATTGAGGCAATTCATAGCGTCAATACGCGGAGCAACGTCACCTACCCCAGCGACACGCTTGTGCGCGTAACGGTCAGGCAGACTGAGAATGCCACCAGTGCGCGAGACAGGAAATACAACGCCCTCATTAACCGGCATGTGATCACGTACAACCTGAGCACGCAGAAAGTTGATTACACGATTAGGGCATCGCGAAATTTTGCAGACATTGCGCTGCACAATTGGCTCGTAATTGGCGGTCAGCCGGAAAGCTCAATCGACATATATGGCCTCTATCAGATTCAGGCCGAGCTCGACGCCAGAGACCAGCGGCTAAGCTATTTTGACTACACCTTTGATGATGAAGACGTATCACTGGGGCAGAGAATGGAGACCATATGTGATGCGGCAGGGGTTAGTGTTTACTGGGATGACAGCGTACTTTCTTTCACGCTCGACGCGAAAAGAACCGTTCCGGCAACTGTTTTCAACCGGTCCAACACTGTTGATTCGGGGTACTCTTTAAGCTACGACATGACGCTTCCTGGCGGGTATGACGGCGTTGAGGTCCAGTACCGCAACCCGACCACCAACAAGCAGGCCTACATACGCTACCGGGTAAGAAACAATCAGATCGAGGTAGGCCAACCGCTCAAAGCTAAAAAGTTTGAAATGATGTATGTCCGAGACGGATTTCAGGCTGATTTCCGCGCTCAGAAGGAGTGTCGCAGGCTGCTTTATTCCCGGATGAGCATGGCTATTACAGCCCTGGCTGATGGTGAGTGGGTTAACGTAGGTGACATGGTTCAGGTTCCTGACACCTACGACACCAATCAGCAGGCTGGCTATATTGTTTCACGCAGTGGGAATTCCTTTGAAACCAGCGAGCGAATCAACTTCACCGGCTCGATGTATGTCGTCATTACTGATTCCATGGGCAATTCATCCGCTCGCTATCCTGCTTCGCCTCGTTCCGACACTGCATTTGGGTTCACCGCTTCTATCCCGCAAATGACACTGAGCATCTTTGACGGGTATGACGTTCAGTCTCCCTCCCGTTACGTAATCGCAACCATAGAGGAGCTTAACGCAACTCAGTGGGTTATAAGCGAAAAGCAGCCCAATAGCGATGGCACAACAGCGCTAACCCTCGCTGAATACAGCGATCTGATTTACCCCTAAAAATCGCCCTCTCAACATCAGGCCAGCCATAGAGCTGGCTTTTTTATGGAAAAATTATGGCTATTCAACCTACACAGCTGCCAGTGCCAAGTGAATCGCCTCGCGATTTGAAATTCAACGCAGGTAAGATTGATGAGTTTGTCAGCTCACTTGAAAAACAATACATCGATAGGTGTGGCGGCCGGCACTACACCATTGAAGGTCTTCGGTGGCTGGCTCAGCAAGCTATTTCCCAGTTCGGCTACATTACGGTTGATTCATTTCAGACAGGCGCCACGATTTCATTGCCGAACCAAGTTCTTCGCGATACAAACTCGGGAGAATATTATCGCTGGGATGGATCTCTGCCAAAAGTGGTTGCGCTTGGGTCAACACCTCAATCCAGTGGTGGAATAGGATTATCAAAATGGCTTAGCGTGGGGGCGGCCGTCTTAGCGAGCGCCCAGGATGGGGCTGGTGATTCATTAGTCGCAGTGAAGCAACCTTTGAATGGGGCGGTGATAAGAACTCAGCACGATAAAAATCAGGATTTCATAACGGTTGAAGATTTTGGAGCCGTAGGTGATGGTTTAACTGATGATACTCTTGCAATTCAGGCAGCCATAGATAGCGGGGTGAGAGTTGTTCTAAGCGCATCTTCACCAAAGAAAAAAGAGTATAAAATCTCATCTCCTTTAATTATTAAGAGACAGGTTGAAATCGACTTTGGTCGCTCTGAAATCAAACAGACAATCAATGCTCCCCATTTTAAAGTAGGCTATACGGAATCACAGATAAATTCTCCAGTATTATCAAATGTTACCATGATCAACACCGTTACCACCACAGTACAGCAGATTGATGCAAGGAATGTAGGTAATATGACGGTGCGGCACTGTTATGCCTATGGCGATAATAAGTCTTATGGTTTGATAAAAGTTACCAATGGCATAGTGACATCAATTTTAAATTGTAGATCAGCGTACTGCACTGGTAAGGATATAGAATTAAACGGTGCTGGCACAGGCTCGTTAAGAACAGTCGACACAACCATTTATGACTGCAGGTTAGAGCGTGGCGTTGTAGCAATATCGGTTAGCGATTTTGTTGAGGGATTGTACATAAGAAGGAATATCTTATATGGTCACTCAAAAATACCTCTTGAAATTGGTCAGTCTACATCTGGTGGCTTATATTCAGGTAAAATACAAGAAAATGATTTCGACTCCCCTGTGGCGGAAAGTTTCATATATGTTGCTAACTTCAAGAATATGCAAATCTCGGAAAACTGGTTTGCGGGTTCAATCGCTAGTCCACATATACATTTGGATTCAGGATGTGACAGCACTATAATTTCATCTAATCAATCCTATCCAAGTAAAGTCTTCATAGAAGATAACGGTGTAGGGACTATCCTTACATCGAACATGGTTATCGGGGGCACGGTTCCAGTCCAGTTTGCTTCCAGTGCGAATAAGAGCGTTATCAGCGCTAATACTTTCAGAGACTCCTCAAGCGCGTGTGTTGACGTCACTAATCACGTAGGTCAATTACAGGTGGCAGATAATTTCTTCGCTTCTTCTACTGGAGACGGCATATCAGGGCCAGAGAAGGCAGGAATGTACTTCGAAGGTAACAAGGGAGATAAAGCTCGGGGTGAGACAAGGGCGGCATATGTAGGCTCTGTCACTCCGAGGTCTTGGACTGTAGGAGCAAGGCCGGAGCATCTCACTTTGATTGGGGGCGCCATCACTAGTGTTGTAGTGAATGGGACACAGGTTTGGCCTTTATCTGGATCGACATACAACCAAGGTAGCTTTGTAATTGGTACGCTCCGTCCAGGAAGTACCTTTACAGTGGACTTCAATGCAAGCTCCGCCCCTTGGCTTATGAGAATAAAACAATAAAAAAGTGTTAATCAAATGATTGCGACTCATGGCTGAGTCGCAATGTTTAATTTATTACAAAATGCATTCCTGATTTTATTAGATAATATGCTTTCAAATACATAATACGATAGGTAGCCTAAAAGTATTGCGATGCCAGTAGTGAATATTAAAGCAGGTATTCCTGTTGATAAAAAATGAAAGGCTGTTCCCGACGTAAGTTTAGGTAAAAGCTCTTGTGATAAAGGATGCCATAGATACAAAGAAAATGATATTTCGCCTAAAAAAATTAATGATTTGTTGAATTTAATTTTTATTTCTCTACATAGCATGCACATAGAAAAGAAAAAAGGTATTAGAGATAACCCCCACTCAAGAGCGCCGTGGCCAGTCCGTAATTTTGTTATATACTGAAAGGTCATTATACATAATGAAACGACAAGAATTATAGTGCTTGTCTTTTTGTTTATTCTCATATTAAAGTTAAAATAAAGATTACCTATTATAGAGCCTGCGATAAAAAGCCATATTGCAGGAGATGTTATCAAATTTGCATACCCAAAGTTGAAGTTATAAGTATCATACGATACCATGCTGAATCTGCCAGTAAATAAAACAGGTATTAATATCAAGCTTAAGCATAAGTAAAAATATAATGCTAACCATCTAAACTTGTTGAACAAAATTGACACCCCAAAAACAAGGTAAAAATAAATCTCATAGTTTAAGGTCCAGCCTATATCTAAAACAGGGAATCCAAAGCTCGGGCTATTTTCTTTGTTGGTTGGAGTAAAAATAAAGCTTTTTGCGAGCCAATCGACGTTTTCATGGCTACTGAAAAAAGAAAATCCATATTTTACCAAGATAATCATAGATAAGGTCGCTATGAAATATGTCGGGAAAATCCTGGCTATTCTTTTTGTAAAAAATTCCATAACATATTTTAAATCTATATTCGCATTTTGAGTTGTAGCAACCATGATAAAACCACTAATTATGAAGAATAAACAAACCCCAAGCGAACCGGCTGCTCCAAGCAGGCTGTATCCCAAGCCCGTACCATATGGGCTAATGAATCGGCTTCCATGAAAAAGCACGACCATCATGCAAGCAATTCCTCTTAAGGACTGAATGAACTCAATTTTCTTCTTTTGCATGGACGTGTTCTTTGAAGTAGATGATTACTATCAACAATATGAAATCATTAAAGCATTAGCAATTCTTACTTAATCTTTTTGAGATCTCACATTGCCGTAAGTTAACTCTTTTGGGTTCAATTTTAATTGTTGAGCCCTATTCGAAGGATGTAGAACCAGCGAATGGAGCGGTTGTACATGCCGAAAATAGCCATACATAAAAAAGCCCCGGCGATGGGGCAGCTACAGACCGCGCCGGTCTCAGCAGGCTGCGGGGTGGGTCTGGTAAGCGTAGGTCAGTAGCTGAGCGGGAGCCAAGCGATGGGCACAAAAAACCCGGCGCGGTGGCCGGGCTGTGGTGCTTAATACTTATAAACCAACTGGTATGCTGCAAAGGCGTCTTTGTGTCGAACGTTTCCAGCCTGACTTTCTGGGAGTTCGGCCAAAATACTATCATCATTGGACGCTGGGATGCCTTTTGCCTTATTGAGCATTGCCAGCTCAAAAGCGCATCCTGCGCATTTATGACGACCTGTTTGGCCTTGGCTCTCTGGCAACACTGCATACATCGGGTTATAGCGGTGATTCTTATTGCATATAGTCTTCATAAAGCACCTTCAAAAATAAGGTGCCGAACGCTTTACAGGGGATCACGCTTGAGATAATCTCTTTTGCGAGATCTCAAGAAAACATTCAAGCACTGACTGTTTTTATTGGCCCTTAGTTGTTGACGCAGCTAGGGGCCTTCCCTTATGTGCAGATCACTATTTAACCGCACAATATCGGGATAATATCCAGGCAGCACAAAAACCTCAATAAAAAGATCAGCTTAACTGCTGTATTTTTTCACATCTGTGCATTAAGCCAGTTTTACCTCATCCCAAGTCCACCGAAAACTAAATTTCTTTGCCCACCAATAGCTTTACAAATCTGTGAGCCGCTCCGCCTTGATCAAAAGTACAGATCGATATTACTGTTTATTCATACAGTATTTATCAGAGGATGATTTATCATGGCGATAGAGAGTGACATACATGCGGCGTTCACTGGAGCGATAACGAAGGACGGCTGGGGACGGCAGATTGTCACCACTGCGGCGTTCCAGAAACGGCTGGATGACCTGAATCACGTGTGGACACTGCAGGAATGCAACCGGTGGATTCGCCGTTACCAGAACTTCTTCTTCGAGCTGGTTACGGAGGAAAGCGAGAATAAAACGTGGTCGTTACGCAACATGGGATATGTGAGGTAATTATGGGATTTCCATCACCGGCGTCCGATTACATCGAGCGGCGCATCGACCTGAACGATGTGCTGATGCCTCACCGCAACAACATGATCCTGATTGAGACGCCTGACGGGTTCGTGCTGGCGGACAAGTCACTCAAGCCCGCGCCGGGAGACAAGATTGCATTCCAGATAGGCGAGTTCCCGCAATTGGGAAAATTGTTCAGTACAGGGATTATCACCTCAGACGGCGAAACGATAGACGGAGAGGGGATGGAAGGCATCATTGTGCTGGGGAAAATGACGGCTGAGGCAGTGTCCGTACATGAGCCCAGCAGGCCGATAATTTAGCCGTAGCACACATGTAGCACAAAAAAATACCGCAAATCACCTCAAAACCACCACTACGGTAGTTTGTGACTTGCGGTATGTCTCTGTAAAACCACGCTTCAACGCACATCAACCTTACTGGCTAAATATTCAAAGTGAAATTATGAATATGCAGGTTTAGTGAGCTGATTCCGCTGAACAAGGCATGCTTGCGTGGAGGCGATGAGGGAGTGGGATGCCAGCACCAACGCCG